TTATCGGCCGTCCTTTCGGTAGGGGTTGGCGCGTTCCACGATGGCGAGTTCGTCGAAGTGGTTCATGGCGTCGAACACGGCCTGTTTGCCTTGTTCGTAGGCTTCGGCGAGTTCGTCGGACTGTTCGGCGTCCATGATCGAACCGGCCTGCGGCCTTTTGAAGCCCGCCGTCCTGAGCCTGCGTTCGATCTCGTAGAGGCCGATTGGTTCGCTGTCGCAGGTGAAGACGATGCTCAGGCGTTTCATGACAAGTCCTTTTGCAGCGCGCGACGGCCGGCCTCGGTGATGGCATAGCGTCCGTATCCGACGTCTTGCGTGTATCCGCGTTCCTCCAGGGATTGGAAGGTGCGTTTGTGGTTGCCGTCGGCGGGCTGCATGTCGCCGTGGTTGACGAGCTGGAGCAGCACACTCTTCTGCGCGTAAGTGAGTCGTGGTCTCATTTGACGCCTCCGCTCAGCGGGTCGATGAGCTCGCAGCTCATGGCGTCGATGCGCTCGCCGGTCTTGACGGTCATGCACAGGCGTTTGACGTCGCCGGTCTGCCGCACCTCCTGCGTGACGGTCTGCACATCCTGTTCGCCGAGCTGCGCCTGTTCGCCAAGCCCGTAACCGACCACGAACGCTGCAAACACACACACGAAGGCCGGCATGATCCTCACAGCCCATGGTCTACCGTTCCTCATTCCGTTTCCTCCGTCCCGTCAATGAGCGTCCATGCGCTCGCTGCCAGATTGACCCACCATTCGCGCTCGCTGTCGTCCATGGCCTTGCCGCTCTCGTGGGCAATCGGGCAGTCGCCGACCTGCTCGTGCAGGCGCATGGCGAGCCGTTCCGCCTCGTCCGGCATGAACGGCCTACGGTTTATGGACCGCTCGAGCTGGATGGCGAGCGCGAGCGCATCGTCATGGCCTTGGGTATATCCGATCACGTAGGCCTCGGCCGGGCTGTCGTTGCCGAGGCCGGCGTCGGCGAGCGCGTTCAATGCCTGTTGGGTGATGTCGATGCTCATATGCGGGCCTTTCGGTGTTTGCGTTCGGCTTTCCATTTCGGGTGGAACTGCAGGAACGCTTTGAGCGTGCTTATCGGCTCCCAGAAGTCGCCGTCCGGTAGGTCGAGTTGCCACCATTGACCGCAGACCGGGCAACGCCATACCGGATCACTGCCAGAGGGCTTGCAATACTGACTACTCACTCCACGCCTCCAGTTCGCTGATGTCGGTCGGAATGCCGTATTGGTCGTAGTAGAGGCGTGTGCTCATTGTTGGTTCCTTTCGTGTTCGATGAGGTGGTCGGGGCAGATGTCGCAGTAGCTTTTCTGGCTCATTGCGGTCCTTAGATGAGGTGTTGTTCGAGCATGAGGCTCCAGATGAGCGCGATGCAGGCGATGACCAGCGTGACGACGAGCGCGGCGAGCGCTATGGAGATGATGATGGCGATGGCGGTGCAGAGTTTTTCGGCGAATGTCTTTTTGGGTTCGGGTGGCTGCGTGTCCATGTTGAGTTCGGGGTGGATCATCGGGTTTCCTTTGGTTGGTTGGTGCTGAGCATGCGGTCGAGGTAGGCGGTGTAGTCGTTGCGGTCTCGTGTGATGCAGTAGATGCGTGTGTTCATTGCTTGTCTCTTTCCCGTTTGATGAGTTCGTCGATGAGGGCGAGGGCGGAGTCGGGGTAGCCTTGCTTGAGTTTTGCCCATGTTCTGGCTTCGACGCCGACGGTGTGGGCGACGAGTGCCGTGAGTATGTCGTACTGTTGGCGCGTCCACGCGATCTTTTCGCCGTAGTCGATGACTCGGCATAGGTACCATCGGGCTTTTTCGAGGTCTTCCAAGGGCCGGCCCTTGCTGTGGTAGCGCCACAGGTACTTGCAGCAGTTCCCAAGGCAGAAGGTGGTGTCGGCGGTCAGGTCGATGCATTCCATGCCGGGGTGTGAGTCGGTGTAATGCTTCGGGCTGTTGACGGGGTCGTTGATCCAGCTCATTGCCTGTCTCCTTGGGTGCCGGTTCGGATGATGTCGAGGTAGGCGGTGTAGTCGTTGATGTCCCGACGGATGCAGTCCTGGACTCGGTGGGTGCCTGCGTGGTTTTGGTAGGGGTTGCCGCCGATGGCTTGGTCGGCGAGGCGGAAGCTGGTGAGGTCGAGTTTTCGGTGGTGGAGTCCTTGGGTGATGGGGTGTTCGAGGTGGCGGCCGAGGTGCACGTCGAGCTGGCGCAGGTCGAAGTCCACGTTGGTGCCGGCGGGGTGGAGTGTGTATTGGCTGAGTTGGTCGTTGAGGAATTCGTGGATGTTGAGCGCGGTGTGCTTGTAGTCGTAGCCGGTCTTGGGTGCTTCGGCGCAGGCGAGCATGAGCCCGTTGGCGAGGTGCATTTCGTAGGCTTTGAGCATTTCGGGGTGGTTGGCCCAGTTGCGCACGTTGTCGGGGTGGACGATCAGGTGCAGGCTGCCGCCTCGGGTTTCGGCTTTCAGGTCGGTGACCTGCATGCCGACTTCCAGGAGTTCGCACTGATTGGGGTCGAGGCCGGTGGTTTCGGTGTCGATCCATAGGAGCATGTGGGGTTTGGCTGGCGGTTTTGGCGGGTTGAGGGGTTTGCCGCTGACGGTGATGTCGTGTTGGGTGTTCATTGGTCGCCTTTCTTGATGTCGATGTGGGTGGGGAGGTCTTCGGGTGGCGGGCAGGGATGGCGGGTGCCGTCCTTGTTGAGCTGCTGCCAGCCGCCTGTGCGGTAGTAGACGGGGATGGTGGCGGGGTCTTTGCCCGTGTGGACGAGGTAGCCGAGCCGGTAGGCGCGTGCGGGGTGGGCGTGTACCCATCCGTGGCATCCTGTGGTGCCGCTGCCGCAGAGTTGGAGCAGGTTTTCGGGTTGGTGGAGCCGGTCGAAGGGGTGGCTTCGCGGTTCCCTGTGGTGGATGCTGTCGCCGCTCCAGTGGCTGCCGGTTTCCCGGTCGCACATGGCGCATCGGTATCGGTCTCGCCTCTGTACGGTTCTGCGGGTCTCGGCTGTTGGCTTGCTGCTCATCGGCTGGCCTTTCGTTGGCATTCGTTGATGATTTCCTTGGCTTTTTGTTCCGGGTCGATGCCGGTTTTGACGCTGGCCCAGAAGTCGGCTCTCATCGCGTCGGTGAAGGTGCCTACGGGCACGTGGTCCCGGATGTGGCCGGTGATCCACCGATCGTCGATGACGGTGCCGTCGGGCAGTGCGTGCCGGTATGGTTTCGGCTGGCTGGGCATGGTGTCCATGTATGCGCCTTGGCGCAGCCATCGGCTCATGTTGGGCGCGTATCTGGGGTCGTCCACGGTTTTGGCGTAGGCGATGACGGCTCCGATGAGCTGCGCTTCCGTCACGGCGGACGTGCCGTCGTGCCCGGCCACGGCTGCGGCCCACGCTTTCTCGGCTTCCCGTCGCGAGCCGGTGTGGCGTGGGTAGGCGTTCCACGCCGTGGCGAACGGGTCGGCCAACGCCCTGGCCTCGGCCTCGGCGACCGACGCGGTTTGCTTCGATCCCGGCCCGGAGGGGTCAGGGGAGGAAGAAGGCATGGTTTTGGTTTGGTTAGGTACGGTAGTGCTTCCTGTTTGCTTTGTTGAAGTTGAAGCAGTCTGCTTCGCGTCTGCTTCGTTTTGCTTCCTGTTTGCTTCGGCTTTCGCCCTGCGGGACTCGCCCGACGCCTTGCCTCCGGCGTGGCCGGCGACGACCTTCTTCTCGTGCAGTTCGGCGGCTTCTTCGGGCGTAAGCGGTTTCTTCTGGTTCTTGAAGCTGCCGAACACGGCGAGGCCGCGACGGGTCACGACCCTGTACACGCCTTCGCCGGCCTCCTCGAAGAGCCCGTTTTCAACGAGTTCGCGCACGAGTCTGACGGTGCCGCCCACGCTTCTGACGCGCTTGAGGTCGAAGGTGCCGTCGAACGAGTCCGGCCGCGTGTATATCTGGTGGTCGCACCACGTCACCATCGTCGCGTACAGTCCGCGCGCGGCCATGCTGCTGTCCTGCACCGCAGGATCGAAACCGAAGGTGCTGTCGAAGTTCACAGACATGGCGCGCCGCCTTCACGACATGCGATAATCGACTTATGAGCAACGACAAGAAGACCCAGCGCTGCATGTGTGTGACGATTGATTTCGAGCAGCTTACGTTCGGTGAGCTGCGCAAGTTCGTCGAACTGACGGCAGATCGTGAGGACGATGAATTTGTGTGCGTCAACGACAATGACGGAGTGCCGGACGGCTTTATGGCGTATGTGGACGCAGAAACCATAGACGTCGTGCCAACCGATGAGACGTCGGAGCGCTGATATCGACCACATCTTTTCCTGAGCCACCCCGTTGCGGGTGGCTTTTTTGTTTGCCTGCTGCATATAAGCCTCTCTCAATGTGTGGTTACTTGATCTCGCCGGTGGTCGGATCGACGGCCTCTCCTCTGTCGGTCTCGTCAGCATCGTCGTCGGGATCGGGATAGTCGGGCGCGCTTTCCTCGAACGTGGCGAGGCTGTCGTGGAGGTTGTCGTACAGGACCGCGCGGCGTGCGTCCTTCGGATAGGTGAGCAGCCGGTTGATGACCTCGGCGCAGTCGATGATGTGCTGCGCGAGCGCGTCCGTGTCGTACACGGCCTCGGTGTACGGGTCGATCTGGTGGAACTTGTCGAGGTAGGCGTCTTTGGTTTCGAGCTGCATCTTGTGGTTGACCGCGCGGCGGAAGTCCACGGCCGCCTGCTTGATCTTCGCGCACGAGCTGTTGAAGTCCAGCAGGCTCAGCGGGCTCATTTCGTCGGGTATGAGCGCGTCCTGGACAAGTCCAGAGTCATTTTTCTTTGCCATGAGGGTGTCCTTTCTAGAATTCCGGGTCGCCGGTGTCGGTGGTGAACGTGTCCGGCGTGTAGCCGCTGCCGCCGTTGGCCCACGGGTCGGACGCCGGCGGCGGTGTCGTCTGCTGCGGCTGCTGCTGTTGCGGGGACTGGCCGTTCGGGTTGCCGAACGTGCTGCCACCCTGATAGCCGTCGTGGCCTCCCTGTTTCGTGACCTGCGCGGTGGCGTAGCGCAGGCTGGGCCCGATCTCGTCCACGGTCATTTCGACCACGGTGCGGTTCGTGCCGTCCTGAGCCTGATAGGAGCGCTGGGAGAGCCGGCCGGTGGCGACGACACGCATGCCCTTGGACAGCGACTGGGCGCAATGCCCGGCGAGGTCGCGCCAGGCGGAGCAGCGCATGAACAATGACTGGCCGTCCTCGTACTGGTTGGCCTGCCGGTTCCAGACGCGCGGCGTGGAGGCGATGGTGAAGCCGCACACCTGCGTGCCGGTGCCGGTGGTGCGCAGTTCGGGGTCTGCGGTCAGGTTGCCGACGATCGTGAGGATGGTTTCGCCGGCCACTAGTCCTCGTCCTCCATGTCCTCGATCCAGTCGCAGACGAACGTGGCGAGGACGTGCGCGTCCTTGGCTGCGCTGCTCGCGATGCCCCATGCCACGTCTTCGCGGCGGTTGTGGCAGTGCAGGGCGAGGTCGGAGAGCGCCGCATAGGCCATGTCGGCCACGTCGCGCATGTGCTCCAGCTCGTCAAGCTCGCCGGCGTCATCCGGGCCGTCGCCCTCTTCCTCGTCGTCTTCGTCGTCGATGACGGCGCCGAGCGGCTTCCGGTCGCTGGAGGCGAACATGTCGGCGAGCGTCTTGCCATTGGGCAGCACAGGTTCGACGGCTATGAAGGCCTTGGCTTTCTCGCTCAATGCGAGGCCGGCTTGGTCGAGCGCCGTGACGAACAGTTTTGCCAGCTCACCGTCGGAGACGGACACGTCGCCCTCGATGAGGCCGTAGAACTTCTCGGCGAGTTTTTCGGCCATTTCCTTGTTGGATGTCATGATTTTCCTTTCCTGATGTCCCGTTTCCATGCCCATTCGCATTCCGCGCCGATGGTCGCCGTGCTGCGGTCGATGACGAACGCGGCGGGCGACGGCATGAGGATGAGGCGTGGGTAGTCGAGCCGTGAGTTGCATTCGCAGATCGCGTCCAGCGTCTCGGCGATCAGTTCGCCGGGCGTCATGGTCAGGCCCCGTTCGGTGATGGGCCAGATCATGAGGCTGCGGTGGGTGTTCATGGGACTCCTTCGTTTGGCGCGGGGCCGCGCTGGCGTGGTCGACGCCGGCAATGGAGACCACCGGCTCGCACGCCATCGCTTCCGCTATCCACTGACTTCCTGTCGTATGGTGATGGATCGCGGCCGACGTTGACGCGTCCCCAGTGGACGGCCTCGGAATCGAACCGAGTCCCGGCCCTGTGCCGGCACTTGTGCGCCTGCGTGGCCGGGGGCTAACCTGCCCGCCCTATGCGCCGGCGGCCGGGGAACCGCCGACGCTGTTTGAGAGGAGAAGAGATTTTGAGTTTTCGATTCGGGTTTGTACGGTTTTCCTTCCGCCGCCACCTCGGGAAGAGGAGGCAAGACTAGATGGACAACACAAGAAGGCACAGGGCGACCCACAGGCATACGGAGGACACCGTCGTTGAGGGTTTTTCCCTGCGCTTCTGCGCGGTGCCGACGTTGGCCAGCACGAGCACGAGGGCGACGGCGCAGAACGTGATCTGCTGCCAGCACAGGCTCATTCCGATTCGCCTCCCGCCTCTTCGATGAGGCCGATGAGGAACAGTGGCGCGTTGACGAACGCCCACCACGCGGCCAGACCATTGCCCAGCGGGTGCATGCAGGCGTCATGGGTCAACAGCCACGCCAGACAGCAGACGATGGAGACCACCAGCAGCAGGCCGATCGTGTACGGGTAGCGCTTGAACATGACGCCGCCCTTACTTGGTCTGGACGAGCGTGTCAGCGCCGTCCGGGACGACGACGAGCTGATCCGCGTTGGACAGAGCGTCGATATAGTGCTGTTTGAGCACGTTGTCGGTCAGGCTCTCGTTGAGCACGGCGTTGGCGTCGGCCTCGCCCTGCGCCTTGATCTTCTTGGTCTCGGCCTCGGTCTTGGCGACTTCCTGCTCGTTCATGGCCTTCTGCTTGTCGATCTCGGCGGCCTGCGCCTCGTTGTATTTCTTGACGATCTCGTCGCCATAGCGCACGTCCTGCACGCTGACCTGTTCGACGGTCAGGCCGATCTTCCTCCACTTGGCCGCCAGCGCATCTTGCACCGCCTTCGTGTATTCGCCTCGGTTGGTGAGCATCGTCAAAGTGTCGAACCGGCCGGACTGTTCACGGGCCACGCTGCGAAGATCGTTGCTGATGTAGTTCTGCGTGAACGTCTGCTGCTTGCCGTACTCCGAGTACAGGTATTCGGCGGCGCTTGGATCAAGGCTGTAGTTGACCTGAATGTCGATGTCTGCGGAAGCTCCGCTCCTGTCGTTGACGGTGACTTGCTTGCCGACCGCGCTGCCGCCGTCGTACTTGTAATCGGTGTCTTTGTAGAAGTTGATGAGGTTGTTGCGGGTGTCGTATTTGACGATGCTCTGCCACGGCGTCTTCAAATGGAAGCCCGCGTCTTCGGAATGGCCGGCCAGACTGCCGCCCATGTTGCGGATGACCGCGACCTCGCCCACGTCCACGGAGTACAGGCATGCGGGGATCAGCAGCATCAATCCGACGAGGCCCGGAATGAGGCCGATGCCGGCCCCCTTGACGTTGTTGGACAGCGCGATGCCGGTGACGGCGGCGCTGAAGAGCAGCAGGACGATGGAGATGACGAACCAGATCATGAGGGTTCCTTTCAGAGGATAAGGCCCTTTCCCCGTGCCGGTAGGCTTGAGGTGCCAACCAAAAATCCGCACGACGCGGGGAAAGGAAGAATTTTCAATGCAGACACAACGAGAGGCGCTTAACGAAGCGCTCGACAATCTCCGTGTCGGAACCAGTAGCGCCGCTTGGCTCCGGGATCATGCAGAAAGCGAAGAGGTGAGGAAACTCGCCCGCGCCGTTCATTACATCGGCTTCGGCGCTCAGCAGATCGCCATCGCCCTCACCGACCGAAACAAGACCAAGGACTTGTAGGAGAAACAGGGACACCGCGTCGAGCTGTGCCAGAAGCGCACGCCTGTCCAGCTTCTCCGAGATTCGCCTGTATTCGGAGTCCCCCAGTGCCTCGCGCACGGCAGCCTCTGAATACAGGGACGCTTTCATGCGCAGCATGCCGGCGTCCTGAAGATTGTGCTGCAACGTCTCCAGAGAGGACAGCAACGCAGGTTCACAATTGGACTTGCTCAT